TCATTAGCAGAAGAGTAGTCATCTGGAACTGCACATCTACATCTTACATAGTATCTATCTTTATCTTTGTTATAAACCAATTCAGGTTCATCAGCAGTAAATGTTCCGACCTGACGTTCAATATATTCAATACCATCATCAGTTTGAACCATTGTATGAGCAGTAAAATCTTCAAACGCATTTCCGTCTTTATCTATAAATGTTTGAATATCAGCAAGCAAAGGTTTGTAAGCAATAGTTTTCATAGCTTTCTCTGCAGCATATTTTGGAACATTACTTATGTTTCTATTTTTTCCTGTATGGAAAAGTAGTACAGAATAGAACTTGATAGTGTCGTCAGTTTCAACTTCTTCAGCTTCAAATGTTGCTGGTGTTTGAACACACAACTGGTATCCACTTTCTTCAGCAGAGAATTTTAACATTTTATTTTTTACACAAAAGTTATATAAATCGTCCAATGTCAACATTTTCTTTTTCAATCCGTTTTTCCTCCTTTCTTTGATTTTTTATATAAAAACCAACTAGAAAGTCAGTTTATCGCTATATACAATTTTTTTATCAGTAGAAAATCTCAAACTTCCATCATTAATAAAAGTCCAGATTTCTCCAGATTTATCCAATAATTGAAACCCTTCACTTAACAAGATATCAGCAGTAGTTTTATCACTTGTTTTAATAAAGGGCATTATTTTTTTATCTTTCATCCTTTTTTCCTTTAATTACTCTGTTCTCTACTCTGTGAACCTGAATCCGTCAAATCTCCAGAATCTGACTGTGGTCTTCCACCAGTAATAGGGTCTGTACCTTCTGTACTCTTTCCACTCTGAGTATAACTTGTGTTCAACGGTGTCATAGATTCTTTTAATCCCAATGCGGATTCCAACTTCATCTGTGAAATAGTTTCCAAAGGACTCTTACCATCTAAAACTCCGATGTCTAATACAGTAGAAAATCCGTTCTGGGCAGATTCGAGTAATTCTTTCCTTTTCTGTTTTCTTGTATAAGGTGAAACACCTTTGATATATTTAATCACTGCATGGTTATCACCAATGACATATTTAAAATACAAATTCAGCCATTTTTCTACCTGTGGCAGAAGAGTAGCTTGAGCCAATTCCATATCTGCAATAATCTGAGCTTCGTAAATAGTAGTACCAGTTTTTGTATTATCTAAAATAACACCACCAATACTTCTAAACAGATTTCCCAAACTGTTACTAATCATATCTTCATCGTTGGTATTGTTACTATCCTTGAAGTCGATCTGCTCGATCGGCAAAGGGGATATAACAGAAGAGACATATTCCGGAAGACTCTGAGCAAATCTGTTGTAATATTTAATAGCAGTTTTGATATCAACTTCAAAATCATCAGGATCAGATGCTCCTTTTAAAGGCTGTAATCTAGCTACCAATAATTTATAAGCAGATAACTCATCTTTGACAGACTGAATCTGAGATAAATCTAATAAACTAATCAATCTCTCTAACAATCCAGATAATGGAGGGAATGTCATAGTCGGATCATCCACATTTACCTTAAAACAAACCTGCCTTTCAGAACTTAACTCCTGCCAACGAAGAGTAGAATCGTTCTCATATTTGTTATATAAAGTCTGGAATTCTTTGTCGTAATAATCTAACTGTTCCTTCTTTGATCTAAAATACGAAAAGTCAAATGCAAATCTCAGTACACCATCTTCAATAGAAGACACTTTACAATAATCACCATCTAATATATGGAAGAAACAAGTTCCACCTTCCTGGTCTGAATCATCATATATGTATGCATAAACCGCATCTTCTCTCCAAGCAGTAATCAGTAACTTAGTTAATTCATTTGCAAAACCCATACGTTGCCAACGTATCAAATTTTCATAATAATTCTTAACCAACTCTTCTTCATTTAATTCCGTAGTCAAATCAACTAAAGGAATAATATTAAAAGCATCACCACAAATCATAGTAGCTAAATGCCAGATTATTCTTTTGTAGTCATAGCATAAGCGGTAAATATATCTACTCAGATTTCTTAAATTGGATTCATAAGATTTCGGATTTTGAAGATAGGTTCTGAGAGTATCCCTAGAATATGTTTGAAAAGTTCTTGATTCAGTTTTTGTCAGATCAATTAACTGAAGCGCGTTATTTGTCGCAGCAAAAATTTCTTTCAAATTATCATATTTGATAAAATTATCTTTAATCTCTGCGACGGTTTTTGTTCCGGACGGTGTTTCGATGCTTGGTTTAGCGTTCGTAACCGCGGTTTTATTTTCACTGTTTAGCAACAGTTTGTCCACTTTATCTAGTGGTTGTTTAGGTCGGTTCTTTGAACCTTTCGGTCTTCCCAATATGATTCACCGTCCTTTCTTTTTATTTTGTTTCATTTTTAAGAAAAATAAGAAAATCGCTTGCCTGTACTGATTGGTAGGTTAGCGATTTCGTTGATTATATTTTCTCTATTTGGTTTTAATTTTGTTTTTATGTCCTGCATAGTTTTATAAGACATCATGATAGAAGAGTATCTATCTTTTCGTGCGCCAGGGCGTTCTTTAATTTTAATATTTGTTCCACGGATTTCATGATCTAAATTAATCAACTCGTTGATTAACAGAGATGTTTGAATATATGGAACTTTTATCATTGCCTGTTCCCGTGGAGTCATACCATTATATCCACGAATTTTCTTAACATTTTCCTCTGCATCAAATTCTGTTTCCAGTAAGTTGATATTACCATTTTGGAAGCCAGCACGAAGAGCAGTGGCTGCTTTAGTATTATAATCAGCATTTGCTTTAATAGACCAAACTACTTTCTTTGCTTCTCTAACCTTACAACGTTCTGCCATAACATCATCATTGCAAGCGGTTAGCGCAGGATATGTACAGTTATATTCATCGTCAAATTGGTTTTTGATAATAAAATCGTAAATACCAATACCCTGACCATTTGTATCCAAAACCAGGTCAGTACATTTATACTGATAAAAGCATCTCATAATAACCAATCCAAGTTCGTCTGTGGTCAAACCTTCATGAGATTCAACATATACATAATTCGCAATATAATCATTATTCTCAGTAGGTAATGCGCAGTTAATAGTTAAAACAGCAGCATCATTGTTATGTTTTTTTGAGGCCAATAAAGCTACATCGACTGATAATATTCTTCTCTCATTTGTAGCTAAATCTGGAATTTTTATATTATGATTTTTATAAATATACAAAGGATAAAATGGTTTCTTTAATTTTCTTCTCTTAGAAATATCATCATAATTAAAGAATGCACCATCAGTATCTGAATACCATTCAGCTCCCATCTCCATTCTGAAAGATGTAGGGTCAAAATCTGCTTCAGACATTTCATCTTCAACCTGTTCTCTAGATAATAATCCGGCACGAATAGCACACTGGTATGGTAACCCGACACAGAAATATTTTTTAGTGTCATCAAGCATGTTAATAAAATATGCCTGTAACTTAGCAAATGACCAATGTGATTTATACCAAGCACTACTCATGTATATTTCCATATTTCTCTCAACCAAATGAGAGTATTTCGGATTATTTAAATAACCAGGTGTTCTTGGCGCAGTTAAGAACTTTCTCAATACAGTATTAATAACGTTCAAATCTACCATACGGAACTCGTCTACTACAATAATATTTGCACGGTTATGTCGTGCACTATCATTACTAGTAACAATTTTAATAAAACTACCATTCCTAAAAATACATTGTGCATTATTTAAAGACGTAGATATATATTCTATTTCGGCTCGTAGATTTGAAGATCCCCAGCTATAATTTTTCATAAAGTCGTCTGATATCTTTTGTATAATTTCCAAACTTTGTGATTTATAACCAGATGCAACACATATTTTTGTTCCTGGAAATAGGATGCAACGTACAACACAATATAAAGCGGTAAGCCAGGATTTTCCTGAACCTCGGCTTGCGATGTACATGAAGTTTGTAGAACACATCATCATAAAAATCAGTATCTTTTGAAATACTTTTAAATTGATATTTAGATATTCTTTTACAAACCGATGAGGATTACTTCTATAAAAAGCACCCCAGTAAGCAACACCTTCCATGAGGCGTTCAGATTTTTCTTGGTAGACTTCGCTAAGAGATTTTTTATGCTCTTTTGCCATTAATCATCATTTGACCTTCCGAAAATTTTTTCGAAAAGAATTTCACTGTCTTCTTCCTCTTCGTACTCTGGAGGTTTAACAGTATATTTGGCCATGAACTTCTCATACAAATGAGAAAAGGTATTTTTAATTCCAAGCATTTTACATGCATGACCCCTATACATTGTGTCAATTACATACGCAATTTTATCAACATCTTGAAGACTTTCTTCAATCTCAGGTAATGGTCGTGTTTCTTCATATTTCTGTAACAAAGTGCCTAATGTCTGTGCATCAGAAAATGAATCCATTGTATTTTGCTTTGGTTTTAAATTACCAGTATCAAGCCATGACTGAATTAACGTGTCAATCTCTTTTATATCTTTAATAGGTCTACCAGATTTTAAAGCATCTCTTTTTTGTAATTTGAGCAGAGATAAACTCTCGAATACTTCTTCTTGGCTCTTCGTATTACATTCGTATCTACTAATCCAAGAATTATATTCATTTTCTAAAAATGTATAATCAGTATCAGAATAACCGGCACCAAATCTTTTCTTTGCTGCCTTGATGGTTTTCTGGATAATTCTTACATCTTCACCTTTGTCAAAATTACTGTTTCCAAATTCACTATCACACCACTTTAGTCCTTTCCAGTTAGGCAAGGATTTTAAAGCAGTGATATAAGTTGACCAAGGTGACTTTCTATTTTTTTCTTTAACACCATCATTTGCACCTTTAATACAATCTTGATAAAAAGAATCTATGTAAGGTAAATCCATCATCAATAAAACTTTCTGTACACTTTCAGGAGTTTCATTTGGTGGATCAGTTTTAGATTCTCTCTGTTCAACCATTGCCATTAAACATCTTTTACAAATTGGGAATTTATTTGTCTTGTAATTAGAATCAGAATAAAATGATGTCTCAGCAGATAAAAACTCATCACATTTTGGACATTTTAAAAAATCCCCATTTTTTATTTTGGTATATGTTTCTGCAATTTTATTGTATTCTTTCCTTAATGTTCCAACAGTGGTGTTTTTTACTTCTTCCTCTGACAAAGCTGTCATCAGTCTTGCCAATATTATCACCATCCTTTTAATTCCTTAATTTTATAGTTACCAAGAAGGAACTTCTTCCTTATATAAAAGGAAGATAAAAGCACACTTTCATCTGGTAACTAAAATAATCTATCTGGCAT